GATGAAAACTGTAATACAGGAGTTTCCTAATACAAAATTCATCTGGGTTGAACCCCATGAACTATCTATGAAATTTGATATGAATAATTTAACATACGATACATACGAAAACATAAGGAGAAAAATATGTCGTTAGATACTTTAAAGAGAAGTAATTCTCTAGATAAATTACTCAATGCAGTAAAAGAGGACAACGCACCTCAAGAGAAAAAATCATACGTTGATGAAAGACTCTGGAAACCAGAACTGGATAAATCTGGTAATGGTTACGCAGTCATTCGTTTCTTACCATCACCAGAGGGTGAGGACTTGCCTTGGGCAAAAGTTTGGAATCATGCGTTCCAAGGCCCAACAGGTCAATGGTATATTGAAAACTCACTTACAACAATCGGTCAGAAAGACCCTGTGTCAGAGTACAACTCAAAGTTGTGGAACTCTGGTATAGAGTCTGACAAAGAGATTGCAAGGAAACAGAAAAGAAAATTACAATACTTTTCTAACATTCTTGTAGTGAGTGATCCAAAACACCCAGAAAATGAAGGTAAAGTATTTCTGTTTAGATACGGAAAGAAAATTTTTGATAAAATCATGGAAGCAATGCAACCAGCATTTCCAGATGATACACCTATCAATCCATTTGATTTTTGGGAAGGTGCAGACTTCAAACTAAAAATCAGAAAGGTAGATGGTTTCTGGAACTATGATAAATCAGAGTTCTCTGCACCATCACCAATCGCAGATGATGAGTCTAAGATTGAGTCTATTTGGAAATCTCAACACTCTCTTGCAGAGAAACTTGATGCAAGTAACTTCAAATCTTATGATGAGTTATCTACACGATTTCATGCAGTCATCTATGGATTATTTCTCAAAACTCGCAAACGGATAATGGTTTCGCTGGTGTAGCTCAATAGGCAGAGCAACTGATTTGTAATCAGTAGGTTGAGAGTTCGAGTCCCTCCACCAGCACCATTTACATTGCTAGTGATTTACTTATAGTTGTAAGAACAGTATCTTGATTGACTATGAAAGTGGGTGATATACTTCTACTCACATTCTGTACGTTATTACCTTGATTTATAAACATACTTCCACCACCACCTGCATCACCACCACCAGTAAGTCTATTTAATGCAGCCATACCTAATTGGTCTGTACGTTGTTCACTGAACACTTGCATCGGTGATCTTGACATTACGAGTTCTGGGCCTTGTTCACCTACCAATGCAAACTTACCAGCGGACAACAATCCCCCAGTTTGAAATGCAGGCATTCCTTGTTCTTCTAAAAGTTTAAGTTCTTTCAATCCTTGTAACTCTTGTTGTGCTTCTGCAAGTATTTTTTCTCTAGAGAAACCTAATGCAGTTCTTTTATCTCCCATCGCAAGCATTTTTTGTTGTTCTGCAATATCTGCCTCTAATATCTCTATTCTTTCGTTAGTTGTTCTCTCTAAGATACCCAATGCTTTAAGTGTGTCAGTGGCGCCAGGTATCGCATCAATAATTGAGTTAACATCTACTGATAGTAAATTTTTAAAAAAAGAAAAAATTTCATTCATTTGGTCTTCAACTAATTTACTAATATCAGGCATTTCTGGTAGTTTCAACTCTGGAAGTTTGAAGTTTGCTAACTTTTCTCTCAATCCACCAAAAATGTCAATCTCAGCTAAACTAGTCCTTAAACCCTCAAAGCTAACATCTTTAAATGGGTTCAATTCAGATAATCTTTTTTTAAATCCCTCTGATGGTGTCAGTCTAGATTTAATAGTTTGAAATGCACTGTTAGATTTTTCTACAATACTATCAAAACCCTCTTTGACTTTTTCTGCACTAATAAGTCCAAAGGTCAAAGACTCTATGGCACCACCAAGTCCTGCTTTAAATATGTCTAATTTCGTTGCACCTTCTCTTTTACTTTCCTCTATGGCTGCGTTAACGCCCTCAAATGCAGCCAAAGCACCCGATACTACTAAACCAAAAATACCAGCGCCTTTAGTGAATTTTAATAATTTTTTACCAAATCCACCCTTTACACTATCTTTCCCATCACCAGTTAACTTTTTCAAATTTGTTTGTGTTGCAATGAAACCTTTTCTCACAAGTCTAGCTGCATCTATTATTTTACTTATTGCAAATCCACCAACGATTACAGACAGTGTTGTTAAAGTAACTGGATACTCTTTAAATAGTTCACCTAATTTTCCGAAGGAGGGATCAAGTAAAAATGCTTTAATGTTGTCCCAAACAGGACTTTGTAAGAACTTGATCAAAAGAGGTACGAGTGCTAATTTTGCCAATAAACCAAGAGTAAGACCTGGCACTCCAGTACCAACTTTTCCTAAATCTGAAAGACCAGTTTTTAGTGAGTCTTTCAACCCCCCAACTGCGTCTAAGAGTTTAGATGCTCTACTACGTTCCTCTTTATCTTTCTCTTCTTTAGAGGCTTCTGGCAGAGTCCTCGAGGCCTCTGGTTCACTACTTTGCTCTGTTGCAATAGTTAGACCCTCAATTGAGTTTTTAAGATCACTCAACATTTTAGTGTGACGACTATCTCTTCCAGCCTCACTTCTGTTGTTCATTTGTAACTGTTTTACTACATCCTCGAAAGTTGCCATTTATCTACTTCTTTTGTAATGCTTGTGACCCATAGAAAGCTGCAACTATGGCTGCAACTGATACGAAATATACACTAGCCATATCACCTAATATCTTCCCCCCTTGATCTAGTCCTAACCAGACTGCAAGGACAACTGCGAATGGATATAGTAACATACCACCAAGTGCAAACCATGCCATGTTTCTCTGTGCGTCTTGTTTCTTATCTTCATTATCTAATCGCATCATTCTTTCATCCATATCAAGTTCCTCGTCTGTTACAACACCATCACCATCTAAATCAAGATGTGCGTATTGACTGTCTTTCTCTAGTTTCTTTTGTGCATTCATAGTAGTACCTCTCTACTTTTTCATTTTTGCATTTTCTTTTTCTATTCTCTCATTCTCTTCTTTTACCCATTGAGCAAGAAGACCAATATATATTTCTCTCTCCCATGGCATCATATTCTCTAATTCTGTTAAAGAATATTTATGATGTTGCATCAGTGCAAAATTAGTTTTGTAATAATTATATACACTGTCATGAGAAAGACCTATCCTAAAAAATTTTGGAGGCCCTCCAACAAAACCTCACTTTTTACTTTTGTTTTAGGATTAACAACATCAACAACGTGTCTAAGTTTTGGCATCGTATTAAAAAAGTTTATTATTTGTTCAAACTGATCTGTGTTTAGTTGATCAATAAATTCTTCAATATCCTTGTCAGTAATGTCAATTCTATTATATTCAGTGTCACCATACACTATTTTTATAATACAACTATTTAATAATTTAAAAACACCATCACTTGCAACACTGTCACCTAAAGCAATCGCATCAGAGAAAAGCGGATGTCTAAGATATAATTTTATATCATCTGTTATATCAATTATGTTAGAGTGTCCAACAGTCATTTGAACTTGTATGTCATCTAAATTTACTTTCGTTTGAACTTTTGTTTGATTATCATCTGGACAAACTAAATTTAATTCAACACTTTCGCCTGCTGATTTTCCTCTAATTTTTAAAAACATAAATTCAACATCATACGTTGGTAGATTTGATATGTCAACTTTTCCAAATGTACAAGATGTGACTAAATCTATCATCGCCTTTATTATTTGTTTGTCATCTTTACTCTCCTGAGCCATCATAATTATTTTTTGCTCTTTCATCAAGAAAGGTCTGTAATCAATATTTTCTCTTGTGGAAGGTAGTATAAGTTGATACGTTGGTGTATCAATTCGTGGTAATGCCATAATTATTCATCCTCTATAATTATCTAAGTGGTGTCAGTCTGTTAATTACACTTGGTATCCTTGAACGTATTTGTCTTTCAACTGAGTTCAATACAATAGTATTTATCCTATCTGATAGTGATCTTGGAAGTCTAGACTCATCGGTCAAGTTTTTCCAGTATCTATATGAAAATGATACGTTTACTTTTTGTTGTTGGTTCACAGCAGAATAGTCATAAGTTTGTGCGGCTATTGTTTTAGGAAAACACTCAATCAGTTCAACACCATATCTTCTTTCATTTTGTTCATCTAATTGAAATATTTGAATTGTTCCAGTATAATCATCATAGTAACCCATAGACCAAGTGTCTGGATTAAATGATAATCTTTGCCA